GTAATTCAAAACAGGGTTCGTGATGCGCGGTATCCGGGCACGATTTGCGGTGTTGTGAAGCAGGGTCGTTACCGGAATGGCAACCCGGTCAGGCATAAATGCCAATTCAGCTACTACTGCGACGGCAAACCGGAGCGCCCGGCAGAGAAGAGACCCTGGTCTGCGGCCCGTGATTTGGCCATCCTTCTGACGACAACAGAGGTCGAGGTGGCTGGGTTAGAGGACGCCACCCACTATCACGCAACCTGGGTTAAGCCTTCATGGTCCAGAGTGCTTGCGAAACGGCAGCAGATTGGAGGACATATCTTCTATGCACAAAAATAGTCAGGGTTTAACGGCTTCTAGCTCATAACCCATGGCCGCAAGGAGCGCCTCAACCTTATAGATTGAGGGCTCATCTATTTTGTTCTTTTCGTAGTTTTCAATTGTGGTGACACCAACACCCGATATCTCCGAGAGCCTAACCCTCGTCAAACCGTTTTCTTTCCGCATTTCCAGTAGTATTTCGGACCAATGCGTAAGCATGTTTAGTGTTCAGAAGTTTTGTTCTGGTTGAAGTCACGTAAGATGTCCTCAAGTTCATCCTTATGAGGGAATTTAATCTCACCCTCGTCTTCGGCATCTGACATAATACCAAGCGTCTGTGTCATCATGCTGGATATGACATGCAAGATTCCCGTCATGCCGATTTCTCCGCCGCCGTTTTCAATAGCAATTCTCAGCAGAACTACCGCTTGCCCTGTAGGTGAGATATGATCACAGCCTTCCAGGAAGGATCTTATCTCGTTGTATAGATCCTGTAGGTGCTCTTCTTCGGGAATTGGATCGCTGCTCATGATTTTACCGCTGCAAACTTGGATAGAATTTCCGCGTCGGTAGGCGCGTCTTCTGATGTCTCAACCAAAAACGAAATTTGCTGGGCGGGTGAGCGATGGTTTTTTCCGGCCATCTTCCAGAGCTTCTCCCAGGTAGGGATTGGCACGGCAACGGATTTGTATTTCTTGATGTCAGGCATTTGTAGTCTCCTTTAAATAATCGAATTGCTTCTGTCTAATTGTTGGGTCTTCGTCTTCTTGGCAACGCAGGCAGCCCTGGCTGACCATGTCTAAGATTGAGGCATAGCACCAGACACAGAACGCCACTGGGCAGATGCCGAAGTTCCCGGTAATGCCGCCCTCGCCTTCAAGATCAACCTCCGATTCGCAAATAGAGCAGGTTAACGTTAGACTTTCCGTCATCTCAACCACTCCTTTAGTTCCTCTCCCATCACCACACTGGCGATGTCCATCTTGGCGCGGAGAGATTTGACGATCTGTTCGTCAATCGTCCCTTCCGCAATCAAATCTATGTATGTTACGTGCTCCTTTTGACCAATGCGGTGCGCTCGGTCTTCGGACTGCATCCGCACAGCCAGATCAAAACTGTTGGCAAAGTAGATGACGGTGGTGGCGGCGGTCAGTGTAATCCCGTAACCGCCGGTCATTGGATTGCCGATAAAGAACCGTGCGTCCCCGTTCTGGAAACGCTCAATGGCCTCCACCCGATCATCGTCGGAGGTGTCACCAAAGTAAGTAACCGTGGACCGTGGCCCGTATTTCTTGATCAGTGCGGCCGCGATACGTTTTATATCGTACCTGAACCTGGACCAGATGATTGCTTTACCATCGGATTCTTCAAGGCAGCCCATAAGCTCATCGAGCCGGTTGTCGGCAACCTCAATGACCTCACCGTTGTCCGACTTGGTGTGGCCCGACAACACCTGCTGCATCCTCAAAAGCTGGGTCATGACGTTTGTTGCGGTCATAAACTCGGCATCTTCGATGTGCGCGAGTGCATATTTCTTTAAATCGGTATAAATGCGCTCTTGGTCTGTTGACAAAGTTACATTTCTCTGAACGTAAATCTTGCTGGGCAGATCGAGGCAGTCATCTTTCATGATTCGCGAAGAAAAGTTCTTTAAAAGCCCTGAAAGTTCATCGAGGTTGCGATACCCGACGATCTGGTTGAACGAATGGGCGCCCATGGTTCGTTTGTTCATGATTGCGTAGCGATATTGAAATTGGAAAAAGTTATCGCCACAGTCACCCAGCAGATACTTGTTCATGAACCGACATTGCGACCAGAGATCCATAGGCGACTGCGTGACGGGGAACCCTGTCAGTATGCGGCGGTATCGTGCCAGATGGCTCATCTTGAGAAGAGCCTTGGTCCGGGAGGCCTTTGGCGACTTAATCGCGGTGGACTCGTCAATGGCAAGCAGCGCCTTCGACGATCCCAGAACAGACGCTAAAAACTTCTGCCCCTTTTTGGTACTCAAAGCCTCGACGTTCATCATTAACATCCGGAAGCCTGTTGCGGGGCTCATAAAGCTGATGAGCTGCTGCTTGAGTGCTTTGGGCGGGCTGGGGCGCCAGACAGCTATTGAGGCGCCCTCCGCAACCCGGTCAGGCATGTGCGCCGGAATTTCAAGGTTCGCCCAGTTTCGATACACGCCCTTCGGAGCGACAACGATAAAGGTGTCGATCTTGCCGGCTTCGTAAAGCATTGACGCGGTATCAATGCAGACTTTAGACTTCCCTGTCCCCATTTCCATGAAGAAGGCCCAATCCGTCTTGTCCCAGGAAACGCGCAAGACATCGTCTTGGTGCTTATAGGGTTTTGTTTTGTAATCGTAATTCATAATACCATTATATCACAACATTTGGTGTTGCATACAAGAAAATGATGGATTATGGTGTCTAAATTCAGAAAGAGAGAAATCGAATGAGCACGGTCTACGTCACACAAGAAAACCCCCGCGTGAATATCGTTTCCGCAGCTAGGTGGGGTGATTTAGAACCGCTCACAAGCCCTTTTGATCAGATTCACATAAACCCCATACGCATGGTGTCTCAAATCAGGCGCAAGCTTCGGGGATTCACGGATGATGATTGGCTTTTGGCCATGGGCGACCCCGCCATCATAGGGGTATCTTTTGCTATAGCTGCGGAAGTCAACCAAGGCCGTGTCAATCTATTGAAATGGGATCGTATGGAGAAGTCCTACTATCCTGTGAAGATATCGTTGCGCGGTGTTGGCATTGAGAACTTAAACCCTGACGAGGAGATACGTTATGAGTGAATCCGACTTATGGAAAACGATAGAAGCTGATGCGGATGCGTTTGAGGATTTGACGACCGAGGCCAGTACGGAATTGGCTGGATTAATAAGGCAGGTTGGTAAGGTCCAGACGGATCTTGTCCGTGCCGAGGAGAACCTCAAACTTTTGAAGCGGAACAGAGATCGATACCTGCATGAATTAATTCCCCAAAAAATGCAGGAGACGGGGTTAGACAAAGTTGTAGTCGGCGGAAATAGCGTCAGCCTAGCAACCTTTGTTAGTGGCACGATGCCAAAAGACCCCATGCAGCGGGACATTGCATTGTCTCATTTACGAGAAATCGGTGCGTCTGACTTTATTAAGAACCAGGTCAGCGTTTCATTTCCTGTATCCGAGGATAATCGTGCTCGTGCTATGCAAGCGGATCTTGAGGAAAAAGGTTTTGACACTGCTGCAAAGACTTGGGTCGAACCTCAGACGCTCAAAAAGTTAATACGAGAGCGTGTGGAGTCGGGTCAAGAAATCGATCTCGAAATATTTAACGCACACATTGGAACAATTGCAAAAATCAAAGGAGAATAGACATGGCTAAAACAGCAAAATCGCTTACGAAAGAACTCGCCGCCGCTTTTGAAGACGACGCGGGGTTTGGTTTTGAAGAAGTAACCTCATCGGATCTACAGATACCTTTTCTGCGGATCATACAGGCGTTATCGCCGCAACTCAAAAAGAGTGACGCCGCTTTTATCGAAGGCGCCGGTCAGGGCGACATCTTCAACACCGTGACGAACAAGGTCTGGGATGCTGACGAAGGCGTCATTGTGCTTCCGGTGCATTTTCAGATGAAGTTTCTGGAATTTGTACCGCGCAGCCAAGGCGGCGGATTCGAAGGAGAACTGGCGGCCGACTCAAATGATGTCCTTACCTCCGTTCGCGATAAGGATTCCGGCATGGAGTTGCTATCCAATGGCAACGAACTGGTCCGTACGGCCCAGCATTACATAAAGATTGTTCATGACGACGGCACCTTGGAGAATGCTATTGTGGACATGAAGAAGACACAACTCAAGAAGAGCCGGTTGTGGCTGTCTATGATGATGATGCAGAAGCACAACGGCAAGACCATGCCCTCGTTTGCCAGTACGTATCGCCTCAAGTCTGTTGAGGACGGCAACGACAAAGGATCGTGGGGTTCGTGGAGCATTGCTCTGGAGGGTGCTGTTCCATCGATGGAGGCTTACACCGAGTGTCGGGAGTTGCACGCGTCGATCAGTTCGGGAGAAATAAGGATTCTTCCGCCTAGCGATCCTACAATTCAGGCTATTCAGGAGATAACATCTGACGATGTGCCGTTCTGAGTGACTAGGGACCCGCTGTTGCGCGGGTCCCGTTTATTCTGATGGAAGATTCAGCACAAAGGTTCCTTGACCTGTTTACCGGATCTCAAGGCGCCCATGGACAGACAGACGTTTTAGGTCGTCAAAAGAACGGCAAACAACAGGCAAAGTACGAGATTGTCCGTGAACCGTTGACCGTGGAGCTTGTTCAAGAGCACTTGGACGGGAGCCTTGGTGTTGGGTCTATTCCCATTGATGAGACTAACAAGTGCCTGTTTGGGGCCTTGGACATAGACGACTACAACTTAGACCTTCCGGTTCTGTTTGCGAAGGTCAAGAGGTTTAAACTGCCTTTGGTCCTGTGTCGGTCCAAGTCTGGCGGCGCACATCTATATCTTTTTATGTCAGAGAAGGTTGCAGCATCCGAAATGCGCGACAGGCTGGCAGAGTTTGCATCTGTTTTAGGTTGGGGAAACTGCGAGATATTTCCTAAGCAGGAGGAGTTGCTGGCGGAACGCGGCGATGTGGGAAACTTTATTAACCTTCCTTATCAGAACGCGAAATACACCACCCGGTATGCTTTAAAGAAGGGTGGCGATTCTCTGGACTTGGAGAATTTCCTTACGCTGGCCGAGAAGGCTCGGATTACAGCCAAGCAGCTATCCAACATATCCTTGGGGGGAGACAACGGCGTGTTGCCGGATGGTCCTCCTTGCCTACAGAAGCTAACAGAGTTTGGGATACCTGAAGGCGGCCGCAATATGACGCTGCTCAACGTGGGCGTTTACTACAAGCAAGCGTCACCCAACGATTGGAAGGAACTGCTGGAAAAGCACAACCAGGATTATTGCACTCCGCCTCTGCCGGCGCGTGAGGTTGTCCTGATACAGGAGCAGCTGGAAAAGAAAGAGTATTTTTATACGTGCAAGTCTGAGCCTATCCACGGCCACTGTAACAAGTCGCTCTGCCGGTCGCGGAAGTTCGGAGTAGGTGATGCTAACTCGCACGTTCCGGTTGGCGGTCTGACAGTTGTTGAGTCTGAGCCGCCTGTCTGGTTTGTGGACGTGGACGGCGCTCGCCTGGAGTTGTCTACCAAACAGCTACAGATGCAGGTTGAGTTTCAACGGGCTTGCATGGAGCAGATGTACAAGATGCCGGCCCGGATGAAGGAGAACGATTGGCGGGATCTGGTCGATAATCTTCTAAGTGACGCAACACGGATATCGGTTCCAGAAGAGTTGACCCAGAAGGGTCTCTTCGTGGAACTTTTAGAAAACTTTTGCACTTCTAGAATACAGGCACACAGCCCAGAAGAACTGTTAACGGGAAAGCCTTGGACCGAGGACGGCCTGACGCATTTCAAGTTAAGTTCTCTACAGGATTTTTTAAAGCGCAATAACTTTACGTTATACACCCGTGGGCAGATCACCGAACGTTTAAAAGAGATGAACAATGGAGCGGAGTCAGACAAGACTTATCGCTTCCAAGATAACGATGATAACTGGAAGTCTGTGCGTGTTTGGTGTGTACCGGAGATGCATCGCGGTGAGGTTGACCTGCCAGAGGTTACGTTTGAACCAGAGGATCCACCGTTTTGATACATTACCACGGAACCCCATTAACTCCGCGCAGCGAGTTATTGAAGTTGTCGGGGAAAAACTTTTGCGTGAGTTATGTGGAACCTAGAGATTCGGGTTTTTGTTTGTCCAACGCACAGTCCGTCATGTGGGATAACGGTGCTTTCACATACTTTACACAAGGAAAACAACCCGATTGGGACGGGTATTACAAATGGCTTGAACCGCACTTGGGACACCCGCATTGGGCCGTGGTCCCTGATGCGATTGATGGAACCTCTTTAGATAATCTTTCGCTTGCGAAGGGTTGGCCACATCGTCGGGATTGCGCTGCGGTAGTCTGGCACTTAGACGAGCCTCTTGATCAGATAGGTCAACTTCTTGATCTTGGGTTTTCTAAGTTGTGTTTTGGCTCAAGCGGGAAATATTGGCAGGTTGGAAGCCAGACATGGGAGCGGAGAGCCGACGAAGCTTTTAATTGGCTCGAAAAGCGCGGTCCTTTGCCTTGGGTTCATATGTTGCGAGGACTTGCTTTGTGCGGAGACCGCTGGCCTTTTGCGTCTGCGGATAGCGCAAATGTTGCTCGAAATTATAAAGATTCAAACATTTGTCCAGAACGGATGTCCCGGAGAATAGATTCGATTCAAAACCCTCTTTTTTGGACACCCAGGCCACAAGAAATGGAGCTTTTTAAATGAAGAAATTTATTTGTTTAGGACTTTTTCTCGCGACCATTCCTGTTGCAAACTGGATGATTGGTAATGTTGGCGTCATCTGCGTTCCAAAAGGCCCATGTTTAATTCCCGTGGCACCAGGGTTGATGGCTCCTTCGGGCGTTCTTCTTGTGGGTATTGCGCTAGTTTTAAGGGACGCTGTTCATGAGTATTTTGGTCCGGTTGTCGCAGCCGCTGCTATTTTGGTAGGTGCGGCTCTGTCGGCTTTTGTTGCTCCCACGCCTTTGGTTGTGGCGAGTGGTTTAGCTTTTTTGCTGTCGGAACTTGCGGACATGGCCGTTTACACGCCTTTGCGGCGTCGTAGATTGGTTTTGGCAGTGATGGCAAGCGGTGTTGTCGGCGCTTTCGTAGACAGTTTAGTGTTTCTTTACATTGCTTTTGGGTCGCTCGACTATTTGTCGGGTCAGGTTGTGGGTAAGCTTTGGATGACCATAGCTGCGGCTATATGGTTGTGGAGGCGCCGTTTTGACAGATCAGCATGAAACCATCCTTGGGCCGCCCGGCACTGGCAAGACCCAGACCAACTCCAACAAGATCAGGGATTGCATTGAGCAAGGCATAGCGCCTGACCGGATCGCCTGCGTGTCGTTTACGCGTAAGGCTGCGAAGGAAAGCCGAGATCGCGTGTGCAAGGATTGGGGAATTGACGAACGAGACATGCCCTACTTTCAAACGTTGCATTCCATGGCCTTCCGGGCTGGGGGGTATAGCTCCGATGAAGTTATTGGACCCAAGGAGATGATCGAAATCGGTAATGCTGTTGGGATACCGTTTGGCAGCAAGGGCAAGACCGATATTGAGACAGACTTTGACACGGTCGGGGTAGCCAAGGGCGACTTCTACATGAGCCAGTATCACCTGTCGCGGAGCAAGGGACTAAGCCTCGAGGAGATGCACCGACAGTTGGGTGATTATCAGGTTGATTGGCCAGAACTCAAACGTCTTGTAGCGGCCTACAACGACTACAAAAAGGTTCGCAACAAAATAGACTTCACGGACATGATTGCGAATTTTGTTAAATCAGACGACGGGCCAAACATAGACGCCCTGTTTGTGGACGAGGCGCAGGATCTGTCTACCCTTCAGTGGTCCATGGTCGATGTACTGCGGAAGAAGCCTCGCATACAGGTGTTCACGGGCGATGACGATCAAGCCATCATGGGATTCCAGGGTGCGGATGTCGGGGCGTTTCTAAACGCGACAGAGAAAAAGACGGTTCTTGAGCAGTCGTACAGGGTTCCTCGTTCAGTTTGGCAAGAGGCCCAGAACATCGTCTGTCGGATTGAGGGCAGAGCGCCGAAGACTTGTCGCCCCAAGGATGAAGAAGGCAGCGTCCACGTTCACCAGAGCATTTGGGATGTACCGTTTCATGAGGGCGAGTGGTGCGTTATGGCGCGAACGAACCGCATTGCGTCTCAATATGCTCAGGCTCTTCGTGCGGAAGGGTGGGTCTATAGCCGCAACGGTCACCCCAGCATTCCGGTTAAAACATACGAAGCACTTCACGATTGGGAGGAATGGGCCAAGGGAGAGCCGCTGACGCCCACCAAGATAAGAAACGTCTACGCATTCCTAGAAGTCGATAAAGGCTACTCACGGGGCCATGGGCCGCGTTCCAAGGCCCTTTTAGGTTTGGATTCGGATGCTATGATCAGCATGTCGGAGGCCAGAGACAATATGGGGCTTCTGGTGGATGGTTCTGTGCGGTGGCATCGGGCCTTGGGCAAGATTGATCTGGATACCAAGAACTACGTTTTGAATGCTTTGAAGCGCAAAGATAACGTGCGTAATCCTCGAATAAAGGTTAGTACTATACACTCAATGAAGGGTGGGGAGGCCGACAACGTTTTGGTCATTCCGGACCTGTCTTATGCGGCTCATAAGGAATATCAAAAGAATCCGGCGACTGAACACAGGGTCTATTACGTTGCTGTCACCAGAACCAAGAAGGCGTTGCATATAATGCTACCTGAGACGAATCGGTTCTACGACTTATGAAACCAGACGAGATTTTAAAAACAGCAGCGTCACTAGTAAGTGGAGATCGCGCCAAACAATATGGCGATTACACCATCATGCATCAAAGGGCGGCAGACCTCTGGAGTGCATATTTGAAAGTTGAGATTAAACCGGCAGACGTTGCTCTTTGCATGGCGTTATTAAAAGTAGCAAGGAACGAAATGGGCCAAGTCAAGCCAGATAACGGTATTGACGCTTCCGCATACGTAGCCTTGTGGTCAGCAATGATGGAAGACAAAAATGCGTGAGGACCTGTTTGACGAGCCTGTCTGGTTCCCTCCGGAACATCTGCCAGACTTGTCCGGCGAGAAAATTATCGCCATAGACACTGAGACACGGGATCCTCACCTGAGAGACTTGGGGCCAGGGTGGGTTAGAAACGATGGAAACCTTATAGGGATTTCTGTTGCCGCCTCTGAGTGGAGCGCCTACCTGCCGATTGCCCACGAAGGCGGGGGGAACATGGCAAAAGATCTTGTACTCAGGTGGCTCCAAGACCAATTAAACCACGGAATGTCTGTGGTATTTCACAACGCGCAGTACGATCTAGGGTGGCTCTTGAGCGAGGGTGTCGAGGTCAAGGGTAAGATACTCGATACCATGGTCGCTGCACCGTTGGTGGATGAAAACCGTTTCAGTTATTCCTTGAATGCCTTGGGCGCCACTTATCTTGGTGAGCGTAAGGCGGAGGAGGACTTACGAAGGGCGGCGGGTCAGCATGGTGTAGATCCCAAGGCAGAGATGTGGAAGCTGCCGGCAGACAGGGTTGCTGCCTACGCGGAGAAGGACGCGACCCTCACACTTAGCTTGTGGCATGTTCTGCACAAGAAATTGATGGAGGAAGACTGCGAGAAGATTCTTGATCTGGAGTTGTCTCTGCTTCCTATGGTGTTTGAGATGAAGCGCCGGGGTGTTCGGGTTGACGTGTCCAAGGCTGAACAAACAAAAAAACTTCTGACGGACAAGGAAAACAAGCTTCTTGGGGAGGTCCACAAAGAATCCAATGTTCATCTGGAGCCTTGGAATGCCAGAAGTCTGGCTACGGTGTTTGATAGTTTGGGATTAAGCTACGAACGAACTGAAAAATCGGATGCTCCCAGTTTCACCAAACATTTTTTGAAGACCCATGAACATCCTATTGCGCGGAAAATCTTGGAGATACGCGAATACAATAAGGCAAATACGACCTTCGTTGATACAATCCTTAATCATCAGCATGACGGTCGCATCCACTGCCAGTTTAACCAGCTGCGCTCAGATGAAGGAGGAACTGTTTCGGGGCGATTTTCTTCCAGTAATCCAAACCTGCAACAGGTGCCCTCTAGGCATCCAGAGATAAAATCTTTGATTAGGGGACTGTTTATCCCGGAAGACGGTTGCCGCTGGGGCAGCTTTGACTACAGCGCCCAAGAGCCTCGCTGGATGATGCACTACGCTTCCTTAACGCCCTCGACCAAAAATAACGAAAAAGTTAAGGAGATTGCGGAGCAATACCAGAATGACGACTTGGACTTCCATCAGATCGTTGCCGATATGGCTGGTGTAAGCCGGACACATGCCAAAACCATTAACCTTGGGATCATGTACGGTATGGGCATTGGTAAGCTGGCGGCAACCTTGGGGGACATTCCCTTTCAGGAAGCCAAGTCTCTCCGGAACGAATATGACGAGAAAGTTCCTTTTATTCGTGCGCTCGCATCTGCTGTAATGGATGCTGCCTCGAAGCGTTCTGAGTTAAGAACCTTATTGGGCCGGAAGTGTCGATTCCCCATGCGCGAGTTGAAAGGATATTCCAAGGAGTACAAGAAGCCTATCCACGCAGAGAAGCTGGAAGAGCGTTGGGCGGATGTTCTGAACACGCCTGTTGAGGAAAGAGACAAGAACTGGGCCAGCATGAACCCGGAGAGATATCAGGTTGCCTTTGTATACAAGGCTCTCAATCGATTAATCCAGGCTTCGGCGGCCGATCAGACCAAGCAAGCGATGAAAGACTGCATGGACCATGGACACTGGCCCATGCTCACGGTTCATGACGAGCTCTGCTTCTCAATAGAGAGCGATGAACAGGTGACAGAGATCAAGGGTTTGATGGAGAATTGTGCGCCGGGTCTGACCATACCGTCCAGGGTAGACGTAGGGTTGGGTGATAATTGGGGGTCAGCTAAGTAACCTATAAGGGCACATTATACTTAACAGTACCGTATCTATCAAAATCATCACGCACGCCAGCCTCTGCTTCAAATTTTCCTTGACGGAAAGTTACTGATCCTCCAGGTCCTTGATTATTTATGGAGGCTTGGACTTCTATTTCTCCGTCTCCGACTTGCTTTTTCCAAGTAGCCCCAACTTTTCTTGGATTTTCACCTGTACTGTTAAAAGTTTTTTCTGCACTAAGAGCAGCTTTTCCACCAAGAAAATCTATTCCTGATAGACCAAGATTTATTGTATCAGAACCAGGATTACGAGCAACTTTAGCAGCTAAATTTGCTTCATTTACAGGAATATTTGCTGCTATGTTATAATTTCTAACAGGGGACACACCCTGCATCCCTTGTTGTTCATAACTACCAGTAACAGATGCGTCACCCACAGGAACATTAACCGAAGCGTTGAATTTGCTAAAATCCGGTTGGTTAGGTTTAAAGATTCTTTGATACTGAGCGTTAACAGGACCCATGGATTGATCTACCGTAACGGTAGGTGTTATACCGCTTGGGTTTGAAACAGCACTTAAATTCACACCTGTATCACTAACGCCTGGGAGAAACTTTGCGCCAATTCCTCCTGTATATGTTTTTGATGAAGGTTGGTTCATGTCCATTAAAGAAATTTGTCCTGCAATGCCTACGTTAAGTTTAGGGTCAATTACAATTTTTTTCATAAACTCAGGAACATTAGAAAACTTAAAAGTGTTTTTAAAATCGTAAGTTGCTACAGCTTCTCGGCCACGTTGTTCTTGTGCTAAAAGACCTAAGTTAAGTAAACCTTGATAATTTTTATCACTAGATTCTACTTCGCCTTGATAATTTAATTGTGATCCCGGTAATGCGCTTTTTAATTTTTGGTGTAAGTGTTGGTTAAAATTTAAACCTGGATAATTTTCAAATGGATATTCTTCCCTTACAACATTATCAAAAGCCAAAGTTTGGTTTATTTTTTCATCAGAACCTAAATTAGGTAGTATGCTTGCAATAATTTTTTCATTAGCGGCAAAATCTCCAAGAGTGCCTGTTCTTTCGTATAAAGTTTGATCCGCTAGATCAGCAAGATGCATTCCGCCGTGTTCGTAGCCAACGTATCCACCACCAGCAAAGTAGTCATCATCATAGTCGTCGTAGTCAGTCTCGGTTTCGGCTTCACCATATGAGTCTGGTTCGCCCATGTCCGTATCATCGCGATCGAGAGCACCCAAACCGAGCGTAGAAGTAGAGATCGTGTCATAACTGTTCGGATCTGGGGTCCCTCCCGGACCATCCATGGATGTCTCCCAACTATCCCAACTAGTACCCTTCACACCCTCTATATCTTCATACTCTGTGTTCAGAGTTCGATCCTCTATATCACGTTGACCAAAAAACGCGTGTTGGAAAGTGTTGGGAACCGGACTCCGAAGCGCTCTTCCAAGAAAAGAAGTGTTGTACACACCTAAATTTCTATCTCTCGTTTGTTGCGAGGCGGGGTCAATCTGTGAAGCAACAGCACCCGCAATCATGCCCGGAAAACCTGTCAACCCAAGTGCCGCAATCCCAGCCTTCGAGACGAGGGCTCCAACATTATCTAGGCTAAAACGATCTTTAGCGTCAAGAAAATCCACCACCGCGTTAATCCCAAGACTAGGTACGCCGGTAAAGGCACTAAGTGTGCCCACACCCAATTGGGTTCCTACACGAGACGCAGCATTTGAGAGACTTGGCATACTGCTTGTTGACTGGGGAGCAGTAACCTCATTCCAGTCGTATAGTTCTCCAGGGTTCTTGCCAAAGCCCTTTCCGGAAAGATTTTGAGAGGCTGCGGAATTGTACTGGTTGGCAACGCCCTTACTTACGTCGGCTACGTTGAATGGGTCATCGACAGCCATCTTACAACGAACTCCAGTTTTTGCCGTCAAACACTCTGGCGGATTTTCGATTATCGTCAGAAAGGGTGTAACTACAATGAACCCAACCAGAATCAGGAATGTCTTCCTTGTAGAACTCTAAAATCAACTGGTCAAACTCGCAATTATCCCTGACCCAGATAGCAACTTCCTTGTTCGCTATACCAGGAACCTCAAAGTCTACCGCCTCACCCTTGACGTGCTGCGAGTTACCTGATGAACCAATCGC